CGGCAGGCAAACTAAAATGACAGTAAGTTTGACAGTAAGTTTGACTGCATTTTATCTTGTTTTAACTTAATTCAAAATTACTCAACTGAATTTTTTAAATCTCAAAAACCCAGTGTTTAAGCCACTTTTAAGGCATTTTAAGTAATTTTGGCAAAAAATAAAAGGTGGTTAAAAAACCACCTTTTTTGGTCGAGGTGACAGGACTTGAACCTGCGGCATCTTGGTCCCAAACCACTTAATAAATGTGTGAAAAGCTTAGTGTTTATCGGACTTTTCAAGTTCAGTTGCCTAACATTTGCCTTGCATTTATTTTTTTAGCTTATTTTACGATTGAGAAAATCATCAAGTTTTTTCGCAGGTGCTTCAGTATCATCTTGCATTAAATGCGTGTAAATGTTCAAGGTGGTTTCGGGTTTGGTATGCCCTAACTGGTGTTGAATGTAGAGAATATCATAGCCCGAATAGAAAAGATTTGTTGCGTGGGTGTGCCTAAGACAATGAGCTGTAAACGGTTCTATGATCTGCGGAATACCGTCGGGGCAGTATTTACTGCGTGGAGCAATGCCGACAATTTTGCCTTGCTGTGAATTGAATGCTTCGAGGTTTAGGCAATTGATGTAACTCTCCCACAATCTCCGCCACGCTGAATTTGTCATAAGTTTGCCTTTGGTGGTTGTGACTACATAATCAAATGGGGAGTGGGGTGCAAGGCTTTTCAAATAGTCTGACAGAACGGTCGGAATATCAACCTTGCGGACACCTGCTTCTGTTTTCGCTCCTGCTTTTATGTAAGAATTGTTTCCGTCAAGAACCAAAGTCTGATGAACATTTATTTTGTTGCGTTTCAAGTCAATATCCGCCCATTGCAAGCCGAGGCATTCACCTCTTCGCAGTCCTGCAAGCAACATAATCATTGCCGGCAATCTTCCTCTGTGCGGAGTGTTGATTATTAGCTTTTGCTCTTCAGGTGACAAGGCTCTGCGTTCTTTTTTCTTTGCCGCATTCTTTGATATTTTGACATATTTCAGTGGGTTGAAGTCGATAGCTCGGTTTTCAATAGCATACTCAAACACTCGGCTTGCGGTTGCGATGAACTCCTTCAGCGATTTTTTCGCTGTGGGTTTGCCTGTTGTTGGGTTCTTAGCGGCTAAGTCAAACACGATTTCCTGAAAGTCGGCAATCGTCAGCTTGTTGATTTTGTAAGGCTCAAGTTCTGCAAAATGTTTGAGATACCGTTCAAGCGTTTTGTATTGCTGTGGTGTTTGCAGTGACCTCTGAACCGTTAGCCAGCGTTTTTTCCAACATCCGTATGTATCATCAGATGAGATATCTATGCCTTTGCCGAGTTTTTGTTTTAATTCGGCGGCAAGCGTTTCAACCTCTTTTCGTGATGTGCCACATACGGATTTGTACTTTCGTTTACCGTTTTCATCTCGTCCGATATAGATGTTCTTCTGATAGCGCCCGTCTTTGCGTTTTTTCATTTTATACACTCCTTTTGTTTGAAAAAAGGGTGCAAAAATCCCCTGATATTCAAAACTTGAAAAATTCAGGGGATTGTGATACAATTATTTTGCGTTTAAATCGTATCATCTGCACCCTGTGTAGGTGATTCCGCTCTGTTCGAGTACCAGTCGAGCAGGGCGGATTTTTTTTATTTAATTTTTATTTGCTATGAGCATTTTAACCTTTGCATTATAACTTACTTTATCGTTCTCATCGTAATGTTCACCAATTGTAAAATCGTTAATGCCAAGAATTCGCTCTTGATTTTCTTTAACAAAAGCTACATCTTCTATATGGAGATTGCCGACATCTAAACCGTTGACAAGCACCTTGATTGCAGGCTCGCCTTTATAATCGTATTCCTGTAACTGCACATTAAGCGCTTTGCCTGCTTTTTTGTCAGTTTTGAGTTGTTTAAGTAACTTCTGCCTGCCCTGAAAGGTAACACCTGCAACTTTAAAAACTTTCGTGTGCGACTTGCCCGATTCCGGTTGCATCGCAGGAGTTTTTACCTCTGATTTTGGCTTTTTAAATAATTTTGATAATAATCCCATAATAGCCTCCTCATTGACACATAATGTCAAATATTATATAATAATATTCGAGGAGTTCCAACTTCTCATAATTCCTATTCCTACCATAGCGGCAACTATGGTAGGTTTTTCTTTTTATTGATAAAATTTGCGAATTGTTCTTTCACCTGTCTTTCAAGAGGGTGCAGATAAAAGGCGTTTCTGCGTTCGAGCTCTGCCATTCGTTCAGCCCTGTAGGTTGCCGCCTCAAAGCTAATGTCACATAAATTTGCAATTGCAGCGGCATTTGTTGCGTGTAGCTCATGGAGTACGCAAGCCGGAGCCAACAAATCTCGAGCAAATACATTTGCTGAATGTTCGGCATCGTCGGTTGTTGCAAATCCGTTGCCGTTTTCCTTAAACAAGTGACCTAAAAATATATGACCGAGTTCATGCGCAATTGTAAATCTACATCGCTGAGGGGATTGCTCATCAGCATAGACGATGTACAACTTATCATCTTGCATCAAAGTTATTCCGCTCTCATTTTGGTGTAGCAGATTGACCGCCGAATTTTTTAATAAAACAATGTCGGTTTGATTAGCTATTCGGCTTACCTTAACAGGTAGGCTATCTATATTATAATCAATCAAACATTGCCAAGAGGCATTGCGTGCCTGTTTGTATTTACCATAATTCAAGTTTTACCACCTCGTAGGTATTGTAACCTATGAGGTGTTTTTTATTATGTAATGCTTATAAGTCTGTATCGTCAGGCTCAAACTTGCTGAGGTCAGGGAGATTAACTATTTCGATAGGCTGATTATTGCCGTCGCTTCGTGCAGCTTTCACGGTTGGTATCAATACTTCATCTTCTACACCAAGCAATCTATCGACTGCAGGTTGCATATCAACTTTATTACGATATGCAAGTATAACCTTTTTCTCGTGATCCGAAAGTTTATCTATATGTATTTGTTCTTTAATTTCGCCATTTATCAAAGCGTTTATATCAATAGATAAAAAATTACATATCTTGGTGACATTTTGAATAGATGTTCCCCAAATGCCCCTACTAAAAATACCTTTAACGGTTGTATAAGGCAAATCAACTAATTTTGCAAATTGCATCACGCTTTTATATTTATCTAAAATATAATCCTGCAATTTTTGCTCAATAGTCATTGCACTCACCTCTCTTTGATAGTTAGTATATTACAAAATTTTGTAGATGTCAATAACAAATCTACCTTTTTTAGTAAATTATTTTTAAAAAAGTGTTGACAATCTACCGTAAAAGGTATATTATAATGCTGTAATCTACTAAATAAGGTAGATTGGAGGTGAAAAACTATGTTATATCCTAATTTGGTGAAAGCAATGAAAGATGAAGGTGTAACTAAAACAGATATTGCAAATCTGCTTGGATTACATTTCAATACCGTAACTGCAAAACTTGAGGGCGAAACATCTTCAAGCAAAGCTGTTTATCAGGTTGGCTTTACTTTGATTGAGGCGGTAATGATTAAAAACATATTTTTTAAAAGATATGATCTTGCTTGGCTTTTTGATTTTTCTGAACACACAAAAACAGCTTAATGAAAGGAATGGTAAAAATGGATTTAAAGCCTTGTCCGTTTTGTGGTCGGAAACCGATAATTGAACATTGGAGCAGTGGCGGAATAATGTATATGGTTAAATGTAATAACCCTGATTGTCCTGTCCCTGTGAATAGCTATCCGACAGGAAGAAATTTAAACGATGTAGAAGATGAATGGAACAAGAGGTCTGATAATGACAAACTTTGAAAAAATCGGCACTTGTACGATCAATATAGATTTGAGGTGAAGAAGATGAATGAATTTAAAAAAATCCCTACCGCTCAGTTGGTAGAAGAGCTGAGCAATAGGGAAGATGTAGATAGTTATACAACCACCGAATCGTATGGTGTATTACACAAAGCAAAGAATGTGGATAAAAGATATCCTGTGGGAACAGTTGTGTTGTTTGTTAATCCACAGGGGGGGTGTTCTGAGTGATGTATTTAATATAGTCTCTGTAAAAATCATCAAAAGCAACAATTGTATTATCATCGGCATTTTTTTCAAGATAATCAAGCATTACAAATTTGCAAACACTCTCAGGAAAATTATTGTCGGTGATTATATCATTAACTGTATTGTATGTAACATCACTACCGATAACAACTTGTTTGCTTAACCATTTTTTAAAACTCAGCACAATGCACACCTCACTTTCATTATATAGTGTAATGAATTGTAGTTCATCACTACATATAGTATATCATAGAAAGTTGGTGAAATCAATGCACATCAATGAATTTGCTGAAATCTTGCTTAAAAGCAGGAAACAGAAAAGTCTTTCACAAAGCGAGCTTGCTAAGAAATCGGGCTTTACTAAAAGAGCTATTCAGTATTGGGAAAAAGGCAAAAAGAGCATTTCTCTTGAAAATGCCGACAGGCTCTTAACGGCTTTAGGTGTAGAAATCAAGATAGGTAAAACAGAAAGCAGGTGAGAAAATGGCAAAACTTAAACTTATTGACACAAAGGACAGGTTCCTTCTTGAAATTGACGGAACAGAAATTCCGTATGTTACAAGCTATCAGATAACACGAACGGTCGGCGAGGTTGTACTGCTCAAGCTGGCTCTCAGCGTTGCTGATGTTGAATCAGTCGAAATCGTTTCAGACAAAATTACCAACGAAAATTAAGGAGGTGTACATATGCCGAGAAAAAGACCTATCATCAATTGGGATGAAGTCCCGGTGATAATTGATGTGCCGTATGTGGCACGGTTGCTTGCACTTAATGTTGATTACACAACACGGCTTGCACAAAGGGGTATTCTTCCTGCCCACAAAATTGGAAAGCTTTGGCGATTTGATAAGGAAGAAATCAGACAATACATAAAGGAGCATTAACAATGTGGTTAAGAAACTACCCGACAAAAAGGAAACTGCTCAAAGATGTGGAAAACCTCAGAGCAGAGAACAGACATCTCAGCATTGAACTGAGAAACGCAAGAACAGACCTTGCACTCGAAAAAACAGCGTCAAGTGGTTATCGTCACGAGAACAGAGAGCTAAAACGCAAGCTCAAAGCCCTTGAAACGCCCGAATCCGAATCCTTCGGTTTTGAATGTGTGGGGGTAAAGAAATGAGCAATAAAAAAAGTGCCTGCGACACTGTGAATGCCACAAGCACAAAGAACAATAAACCTAATTTAATTATATCCTCTGCAACAGAAAAAATCAAGTTGTGCAACGAAAAAAATCTTAAAGACCATAAATCTAAAGCAATTCTTGAGCCGGTAAAGAAAATGCTCTGCGAATTTTCGGCGCAGAACGAGGAATTTGCAAGAGCCGTTACGGCTGCAGAAAACCTTGAAAACCTGATTGATGAAGTGGGAAAAAAACTTCCCGCTGCAGTTTCCGACCTTGATGTGTATCAGCAGATTGTCGGTAAGATTTTCCCCGGAGCAAAGGTTACTTTCACAATGCAGATACATATGTCTGAATACGAACTTGAAGAACCTAATGTCGCAGAGCAGAAAACAGATCCTGTTACTCTTGACCTCGGCAATCTTATAGATTGGTAGGTGTCGGACAGATATGATTAAAAATCCTGAATATCTGCTCGAGAATATTCCTGATATTACAAGTGAAAACGAAGAGCAAATAGTGCCGTATTTTCCACAATATGCCTTTTATGAAAATAAAAGTAAAAGAACCTGCGACTATTTCTGTACAAGCTGTCAAAGCTGGCATATCGGCGAACAGCGCCGATTTTGTCACAATCTGGAATTTGTCTGCGGTCATTGCAAGAAAAGCGTAAAAGCAAAAGCCCTGCACTACGGCAGAAAGAAACTTGAAAGAAGTCGCAAGTTTGGGCTTTGCTTTGCTCAAAACGGCAGACTGTACATCAGATTTGTAACGGCATATCAGTTATTTTCCGATGATTTGTACAATGAAAATCCTGTCGAAATGATGCCCCGATATACTTTTTCGGATGAATATCTTTATGTATATGAACAGCACGCAATGCAAAGATTTGCATATACCTGGTACGATAAATCATTTCATCCGCTGAAGACAGACGGAATTATTCCTTCTGCTTCACAGAGGTTAGCGTGGTATTGGGGTCCGTCAGAAAAAACCTTGTATTCAGGCTGGGGCTCAACCGTACTTTTAAATCTCGATGCAATAACCGATACGGATCTCAGATATTCGTGTGCGGATGAGCTTTCAAACAGATATGCGGTTCAAGGGATTCTCAAATGGCTGAACATATATGTAAGGCACAATAATGCAGAATACCTGATTAAAGGCGGTTTTGAGCATATTGCAGAGCTTTTGATTGACGGCAAACTTTCACTCAATAAAATTCATTGGAAAGAAACCAATCTGCTTAAAATGCTCGGATGTCGTAAGGAGGATATGCACTTTTTCGCAGATTATGATTCCAGTGCAATTGAACTTTACCGCAGTGTGATAAAGGAAGAACCGACCATTCATATGGCAAGCGAGTTCATAAGCAAGCTGTCAAAGCTCGGTACTTATGCTGTAAATGAACTTCACAAAAATAACCTTACATACAGACAGATTCTGAAGTACGGCAAAAACAATCGGAGAGTAATGCTGTGGAAGGATTATCTTGATAACTGCAAAAAACTTCCCGAGGGTATCGAAGAAATAATGCCGGCTCATCTTGAAGAGGCTCACGACAGAACGCTTGAAAAGGTTGCTTTCTATGCAAACAAAGAAGAAACGGAGCAGATTGCAAAAATGGCAAAGACACTTTCTCCGTTGCTGATGAGCACAGACAGCCTTATAATGCTTGCCCCAAAAAGCGGTGAAGAAATAATAGCAGAGGGCAGAATATTACAGCATTGCGTCGGCGGATATGTAAGACGGCACGCAAGAGGTGACACGATAATACTTTTCATTCGTCATAAAGATAAACCGAAAATCCCGTTTTTTACGATTGAAGTAAATCCCGAAACATTGGAAATAATGCAGTGCCACGGTTACAAAAATGAGCGTGACAGCGGATTTAAAAAGCCGGATGAAATCAAGAAATTTGAAAAGCAATACGCTGAATTTTTGGAGGATATAAAAAATGTCAGAAATAACAGTAAGCGAACAGCATAAACAGGCAATTGAACTGCATCAGAAGATAATTGTCAGCGCAAACCTTGCACAGCAGAACATATGGGATATGTGCAACGGACTTAAAACAATGCGTGACAACAAGCTGTATAAGGAGCTTGGATATCAGAACTTTGAGGACTACTGCGAAACAGAGGTAGGTTTTAACAGAACACAGGCACATAAGTATATTTCTATTATAGAAAATACCTCTGAAAATGTTTACTCGAGTAAACATTTGGGAGTAAGTAAACTGTATCTTTTATCTACCATAAGCGAACCCGAACAGGCTGAAATCGCCGAAAAGCTTGACCTTGAAAACACAACGGTCAAGCAGTTAAAGGCAGAGATTGACAGCCTTAAAGCTGAAAAACAGGAGGCAACCGACAAGAGCATTGACTATTGCCGACAGCTCAATAACGCTAAGAAAGACGCCGACTATTACAAACAGCAGGCGGACACTTCAAAAGAAAGCTATCGCAATATTGAAAATCAGCTTGCAGAGGAAAAGAACAAAAATTTCAAGCTAACGAATAAAGTTCAGGAGCTTGAAAGCCGTCCTATCGAAGTTGCCGTTGCAGAGCCGAGCGACAATGAACGCAGACTTAATGAAACGATTAAGGCTTTGGAAAGGGAGAACATTAAGCATTATGACGAACTCGAAGAAGAGTATCGCAATAACGAAAAAATCGTCAGAAAACAGCTTGAGGATGAAAAACAGGAGGCTCTTCGCAAACAGAAAGAGGAGTATGAAGAAAGGCTGAAAAATGTTCAGACGGCTGACGGTTCATCGGATGACAAGGATGTCTTTAAGGCATACTTTTCAATTGCATATGACAGCTTTGTCCGTATGCTCGATTTCGCCAAGCAGTCACAGGACAAGGAATTTTTCAAAGGCAAGGTTGAACATCTTATCAATGCACTTGCCGTACAGAACACAAATCTTTAAGGGGGAGCAACAATGAAACTTTATGAGCTTACCGAGATGTACTCGGATTTATTTAATCAGTTTGACGCTATCAACGAATGGGAACCCGATACGAATGCAGACGGAATGCCGATTGATGATGACGGCAATATCATTGCCAATGTGGACGCATACCGCAACAAGATGTTGACAGCGTGGTTTGACACTCTTACGGGTATTGAGGGCGAATTTGACGAGAAAGCTGAGAGCATTGCAATCTACTACAAACAGCTTCTTGCCGAGGCTAAAATGCTTAAAGCCGAAAAGGCGGCAATTGCAAAAAGACAGTCACAAAAAGAAAAACAGGCGGAGAGCCTTAAAACCTATCTGTTTAAGTCAATGCAGGCACTCGGCAGACAGAAGATTGATATGCCGAGAGCGGTTATGTCGCTTAAAAAGAACGCTCCGAGCCTTGTGGTTGATGATGAAATTTCATTTGTTGAGTGGGCGGAGGAACACAATCTTGACCACCTCTTAAAGTACAATATGCCCGAAGTGAAAAAGAATTATGTCAAGGCTCTCTGCAAAAAGGGCGAAGAAATCCCCTTCGTACATATGGAAGCCAAGCAGTCATTAAGTATTAAGTGAGGTGTTATTTATGGGATTACCTATATTGGTTTTAGGATATTCAGGCAGCGGAAAATCTGCCTCTTTAAGAAATTTCAAAGCAAATGAACTTGCTCTTGTGAATGTAAACGGAAAATCACTCCCGTTCAGAACTAAATTTACTTCTTCAATCAATTCCGACAACTACATTGATATTGAGGACTTTATCAAAAAGCAGAAATGCAAGTCGATTGCAGTTGATGACGCACAGTATCTCATGGCTAACGAGTATATGAGAAGAGCCAAGGAAACAGGATTTCAGAAGTTTACCGATATCGGTAAAAATTTTTGGGAGCTTGTGAAAGAGGTTGAAACTCTCCCGAATGACACGATTGTTTATTTTCTCAGCCATATTGAAACCGACGAAAACGGCAGACAGAAAGCTAAAACAATCGGCAAATTGCTTGACGAAAAAATCTCGGTCGAGGGAATGTTTACCACGGTTTTAAAAACTGTTGTTGTTGACGGCAAGTATCTTTTTGCAACACAAACGGATGGTAACGATACCTGTAAAAGTCCGATAGGCTTGTTTGATTCAATGTACATATCAAATGACCTTAAAATTGTTGATGAAGCATTGAGAACATACTATTCAATGCAACCAGAACAGTATTGTGATGAGTGCAAAGCACCGATACTTTCGGACGGCAAACGCACCGTTAAACAGATCATTGACGGCACAACCAAAAATTACGGCAGACAGCTTTGTATGCAGTGTGTTGCAAAGCTGATAAAGCAGAAGAAACAGGAAAAGCAGAGAGAGGGTGCAGACAATGCAGCTTCGACCGTATCAGAATGACCTTGTGGAGCAGGTTCGCAAGGCTTGGCGAGAGGGTTACAAAGCCCCTTGCATTGTCCTTGGGTGCGGCGGCGGAAAGTCCTGCATTGTTGCAGAAATTGCAAGACGAACAACTTGGAACGGGAAACGGGTGCTGTTCCTTGTTCACAGGAGAGAGCTTGTTGACCAAATATTCAGAACCTTTGTCCGCTGGGGTGTGCTTATGGATTTGTGCCAAATCGGTATGGTGCAGACCTTTACACGAAGATTGAAGAAACTGCCAAAACCCGCACTTATCATCACAGACGAAAATCATCACAGCCTTGCACAAAGCTACAAACGCATTTACGAACATTTTTCAGATGTTCCGAGGGTTGGCGTCACCGCAACACCTGTCCGATTAAACGGTGACGGTTTGGGCGATGTCAACGACAAGCTCATAATCGGGGTGAGTACAAAATGGCTCATTGAGCATAACTGCCTTGCCCCGTATGATTACTATGCGCCGAGCGTTGCCGACCTTACGGGTTTACATACTAAAATGGGCGAATATGTAACAGCGGATATTGAAAAGGCAATGATTAAAAACACGGTGTTCGGTGATGTTATCAAATATTACAAACAGCTTGCAGACGGTAAGAAAGCCGTCTGTTACTGTTCTTCGGTAAAGCACAGTCTTGCAACAGCGAAGGCATTCCGTGACGCAGGAATTTCAGCCGAGCATATTGACGGAGCTACTCCAAAGGCACAGAGAGAACAGATTATAGCCGATTTCAGAAACGGCAAAATTACAATTCTCTGCAATGTGGATTTGATTTCAGAGGGTTTTGATGTGCCTGACTGCGAATGCACGATTCTGCTCCGACCTACTCACAGCCTTACGCTTTACATTCAGCAGTCAATGCGATGTATGCGTTATAAGCCAAACAAAAGGGCGGTAATTATTGACCATGTGGGCAACTATGCAAGGCACGGAATGCCTGATGATGACCGAGAATGGACGCTTGAAAAACGCAAAAAGCTGAGTGTTAAAAAAATTGAAAAGGAGCAGGAGGAAAAGGTCAGACAATGTCCCGAATGTTTCTTTACATTTTCAGCACCGCCGGCAGGGCAGAAAGCCGTGTGTCCGCATTGCGGTTATGTATTCCCGACAGCCGAAAGGACCGTTGAAACCGATACCACCGCAAAGCTCATTAAGGTTGAGGGATTCAAGCTTGATTTCAGCACACCCGACGATTGCCACAGCTATGCGGACTTGCTTGCATACGCAAAAAGCCACGGCTACAAAACAGGCTGGGCATATTTTCAGGCACGAAAGAGAGGTATGATAGCTTGACAGAAGAACACGCAATTCAGAACAAAATCCGTATTGCAATTGCACCGTACTGCGATATTTTCCGTATAAATGTAGGTGCAGGTTTTACAAAGGACGGCAGATATTTCAACACGGGAGTTCCACCCGGATTTTCAGATTTGTTCGGTGTCAGAAAATCAGACGGAAGGGCGGTTTTTATCGAGGTTAAAACTCCCAAGGGCAGACCTACCGAAAAACAGCAGAAATTTATACAGATGATGAAACTCAACGGTGCTGTTGCAGGAGTGTGCAGAAGTGCCGATGAGGCGATAGAGTTAATTACAAAGGAGTAAAATTATGGGATTTAAAGCAAATTGGAGCGAGGCGGCACAGTCTAACTCACTCAAACCCGAGGGCGATTATGAGTGTCTTATCGCTAAGGTTGAGGAGAGAGTAACAAAGAATGGCAAAGAAAATCTGAACATCTCAATGGTAATCAGAAATGATGTTGAGCAGAGCTATAAAAACGGATATATATTTGATACATTGTGGAAGAAGAAAGAGCCTACAAACGCAGACTTGCAGGTCAAGGGATACAGCTATGGTCAGATTATGGCACTCGGCAAGGCGGCAGGACTTCCTGATGGCAAGGAGTACGACAGCCTTGAGCAGTTCTGCGGTGAGCTTGTCAATAAGCCGTTGCGTGTAACTATAAAGCACGAAGAATACAACGGAAAAACACAGGAGCGAGTAAGCTGGAGAAATCCTACAAAATATCCGACTGTAAAGCATATTCCAAAGCAGACGACAACCAATACAGCTACAGCCTATGCACAGCCACAGCAGAGTTATGCGTCTGCTCAGCCTGCAAATCAGGGTTTTGTTGATATGCCGATTGACGATGATTTGCCGTTCTGATTTTAAAAAATTTCTTCGGGAATTGCATAAAGCAGTGCAATTTTCACCGTGTTTTTCCTTATATATGGAGGTGAAAAAATGGGCTTTACAAATTTAAACACAAATAAAAATAAATATTTTGCAGTTCCCGAGGAATTGAAAGGTTACAAAAACTGGGTGTGCTGGCAGTCATATCCAGATCCGAAATCGCACAGCGGAATTTCAAAGAAACCGATAAATCCAAGAACGGGTGGCTTTGCAATGCCGAATAACTCGGACACTTGGTCGGACTTTGAAACGGCAGTCAGAGAATCCGCCAAATATTCGGGTATAGGCTTTATGTTCTCAAATTCACCGTTTTTCGGTGTTGACCTTGACGATATGCCGAATGACATTCAGGACTACCAAAACGGCGGAGCTGACAACATAATCAGCGAGTTTGTGAACACTTTGCAGAGCTATACCGAATTTTCGCAGAGCAAGACAGGCGTTCACATAATCTGCAAGGGAACTCTTCCCGAGGGCAGAAGAAAGGCGAAGAATGATTCGGGCGGTTTTGAAATGTACGAAAACGGCAGATTCTTTGTTGTGACAGGTGATTACTGCTCTGCATATGCGTACATAAACGATTGCACCGAAAGCATAAAGCCGTTGCATTCAAAATATCTCGGTAAGGCAACAGAGCCACAGCCTAAGCTCCGTAACATTGAGGTCAATCCGAACACCGTTGACGATATTGTCAGAATCGCCTGCAATGCCAAGAACGGAAGTCTTTTCAAGGCTCTGTACAGCGGTGATTTTTCGGCTTACTCGTCACAGAGCGAGGCGGATATAGCTTTTTGCAATATGCTTGCGTTCTGGTGCGGTTGCGATACCGACAAAATGGATTCAATTTTCAGACAATCAGGCTTAATGCGTGACAAGTGGGACAGAAAGCAGTCGGGTACAACCTACGGCATTATAACCCTGCAAAAGGCTGTGTCGGGCTGTACGCAGACCTATAACCCAAAACAGCATAACGATTATTCAATTTCAATCGGTGAGGGCAGGGCTGTTCAAGCGGTTGACGAAGAAAAAATGCGTGCCTACACCTTTGACGATATGGGCAATGCCAACAGGTTCGTTGATTTATTCGGCGATAATGTAAGGTATTGTTACACCGAGAAAAAGTGGTACTACTACAATTCTATGAAGTGGTGTGTTGACAATATCGGAGTTGTGTTAAGAATGGCAGACAAGAGCGTTGAGGCTATGAAAGCCGAAGCAAGGCTTTACTTGCAAGCTGATGAAGAGAACGGCGGAGATATGTCAAAGGCATTTGAAAAGCATATGAAAGCAAGCCGTTCCAACAAATCAAAAAAAGCAATGCTCAACGAGGTTGAACACCATATCCCCGTACTTCCGGCACAAATGGATAAATACCGTATGGCATTAAACACCCCAAGCGGAATAATCAACCTTAAAAACGGCGAAGTGAGGGCACATAATCCCGAATATTATTTTACAAAGATTACTTCGGTTGATTGCTCTCAAACGGCAGAGTGTCCCCGTTGGCTTGCATTTCTTGACGATATTTTTGCAGGCGATAAGGAGCTTATTCGCTACATTCAAAAGGCGGTCGGTTACAGTCTGACAGGCTCAACAGCCGAACAATGCGCATTCTTCCTTTACGGCACGGGACGAAACGGCAAGAGTACATTCATTGATGTTATCCGTGATGTATTCGGCGATTATGCCGCAAACATTCAGCCTGAAACAATTATGGTAAGAAACTCGCAGAGCAGTGCCATAAACAGCGACATTGCACGGTTAAAGGGTGCAAGACTTGTCACCTCGGTTGAGCCGAACGAGGGCGTGCGAATTAATGAGGGACTTCTCAAACAGCTTACGGGTGACGATACCGTAACGGCAAGAAAGCTGTACAGCGAGGAATTTGAGTTCAAGCCCGAGTTCAAGCTGTGGATGGCGACAAACCATAAACCGATTATCAGAGGCACCGACACGGGCATATGGCGAAGAATACATATGATACCGTTCAATGTTCAGATTCCCGAGGATAAGGTTGATAAGAACCTTACGCATAAGCTCAAAGCCGAAATGACCGCAATTTTCAAATGGTGTATCGACGGCTGTATTCTGTGGCAGAGAGAGGGTTTGAAAATGCCGTCTGCCGTTCTTCAAAGCGTGAGAGAGTACAAGCGTGAAATGGATGTTATTTCCGCCTTTATCGAGGACAGATGTGTGTTAGAGGGTTCGGTTCAGGCAAGCACGCTCTATGCCGCCTATACAAGCTGGGCAGGGGATAACAACGAATATTGTATGTCAAATACCAAATTCAGCACCGAACTTGCCAAACGATTTGAAAAGGTAAGAGGCAAAAACTATAACTTTTTCAACGGCATTTCACTTTCTAAAGATTGTTGAGGTGGAGGGTGGTGGAGGGTTTGACGGTTTTTCTAACCTTTCGTATAAGAAAAATAAACTAATATATATATAGAAAGGGTTCTTTAAAATAGCCCCAAACCTTCCACTACCCTCCGAAAGAGGTAATATGAAAAAATATGATTTTAAAAATCCAGAGGTATTTGAACAGCTTGAGGATAAAGCAATTGACGGTCAGCTTGATTACTCATCCTTTCCGCCGCCCGAATATAAATACTTTTCAAGGCTTGCAAGGGTCGGCTACAACAACCGTCATAAAGGCTGGGACATAAATATCTGCCTTGAATGGCAGGACAAGCTCAGAACGGAGTATAAGCGTGACAGAAACGACGCAGACGAATACCGTATGCTCTCACAAAGAATTATGGATAATGTAAAGAAAAGCGCCGACTTCGTCCGTAAGATGTATCAGTCCCAAACCAACGAGCAAACCGTAATCAATGCCCTCCAAGCCTTAGAATGCCTAACCAACGAAAACGGCTTAACCAAAAGAATAACCGAAAAATTAAAGGAGAATGATAAAATGAAACTCAGACAGGAAATCGATAACACCCGTGAAACGATTGACGGTGAACTCAATCGCATTATGGTCACAGATGATATAGAAGAGATAAGAGGGTTGACATATTATTTATTTTGTAACATAAATGACCTTATCTGCAAGAATCAACAAAGAATTGCCGAATCGTTGAGAGGTGAATAAAATGATTGATTGTTCAAAAACCGAAAATTATTTCGCTGAAAAGCGAAGAATGACGAAAAGAACAACAAAGAATGGGCTATGTAAACTTGGCTGCTCTAACTGCCCTTTATGTAGCATAAATAACAATAAAGGGCAATCATGTACAGCTTTTGAAATGCTCTATCCTGAAAAGGCAATCGAAATCGTTCAGAAGTGGAGCGACGAACACCCACAAAAAACTTATTTGAGTGAGCTTTTAAAAAATCATCCGAATACTTTGCTCAATGATGACGGAACACCCACTTTTTGTCCTTATAGACTAGGACTTATGGGTGCAGATGATTGCAGAAAAGACGGTAACTGTGTAAAGTGCTGGAATCAGCCTATTGAGGACGGTGAAGAGTGATGGCATTCTCAGAAAAGCTAAAAGCGTTAAGACTTAAAAATGGATTAACGCAGGATGAACTGGGCGAAAAGCTCTATTTGAGCAGAACAAGTATATCTTACTATGAGCAGGGAAAATTTGAGCCTAATATCGAAACCATAATAGCTGTGTCAGATTTATTTAATGTCACAGCAGACGAATTGTTGAAGTGAGGTGTGAACACAATGACAAACTTTGAAAAAATCAAACAGATGTCAATTGATGAAATGGCTCGTAGTCGAATGTTCTTTTTCGATTGTCCCTATGGAACATCGTGTGTGGGTTGTTCAAAAGGTAAAAAATTTAATAACAATTGTACTGACTGCACAAAACATTGGCTTGAAAGTAAGGTAGAAGAATGAAAGTACATCATTGCGACGCTTGTAAAAAAGCGTTAGGGAAAAGAGATTTTAGAGTAAAACTTTGGGCAAAGGCTAACGAGGGACACAAGGTGAGGTTTGTAAGATTAGAGATTTGCTATGACTGTTACAGCGCATTGCCGGCGATTGCACGAAGATACGAATCCGGTAAAGGGTGGCTTGATTAATGGATAAGTCACACAGAACAGATTTAACATTTTCAAGACAGCTTGAAAAGGCTATGACATCAAGGAACATAGGTGCAACAAAACTGTCGAGAATGTCAGGAATACAACGTAGTCAGATATGCAAATATTTGACTGCTGAGATGTCGCCGACAGCAATGACTATTCGCAAATTAGCCATTGCTTTAGGCGTAACATCTGATTATTTATTAGGGCTGGTTAAAGCAGACAAACAGTAGCTTACAATAATAAAATTGTACCTAAAAATAACAGCAAAAAATTATACAATGGACTTATAATGCAGACGGACTATCTGTGTTGTAAGTCCATTTTTTATTTGGCGGTGTACGATATGGCGAAGGCATTTGCTGTAAGCTTTTACAAATCTAAAAAGTGGCAGGATTGCCGACAAAGTTTTATCGCAGAACGAATGCTTGTTGACGGCGGATTGTGTCAGCTATGTAAAGAGCGACACGGCTTTATCGTACATCATAAGATCATGATTAATGAGAGCAACATAAACAATCCTGATGTTACTCTCAATTACGACAATTTATTATTTGTGTGCAAAAAATGTCACGATGATTTGCCGGGGCACGGGATAGGCGGTTGCGAACCGAAAAAATATTTTTTCGACGATAGCGGAATGCTCCGACCGATTATCCCCCCCGTTAAAAAATCGGAAACCGGTGACCGTAGGACCGAGGGGGGCAGTTAGATTTTTTGCGCGCCTTACATATAGCCCCCCCTCCCCCTAAAATCTTATGTGAAAGGACGGTGACTTGAAATGACTGACGAACAGAAAGAACAAAGAGCGATAAAGCGAGAAGTAAAGCGATTAACGGAAATCTACAAGGACATAGAGGTTAAAAGAAAAGACCTCGCCGTTGGCTTGATTGAAAATGCGGCGTTCACTCGAATCAGACTTAAAGAACTGCAACAAGACATTGCAATTTATGGCTTGACTGAATTATTTTCGCAGTCGGAAACACAAGAGCCGTACTCGCGCAAAAGACCTGAGGCAGATTTGTATAACACGATGCTTGGAAATTATCTTAAATACATTAAGCAACTCAACGATATGCTTCCAAAAGTGACCGAGACAAAGACTGCGACAACAGACGGCTTTGACGATTTTGTCGAGGGGCGTGACAAGCTTTGAAGCGCTATCCATTAAGCTATAATCCGATACTCGAATACTACGAACAGATACAAAGCGGCAAGGTTACTGTCTGCGACAAAATCCGCAAATGGTACAGGCATTTAAGCGATAAGGTGATTAATCCGACAGACGGCTATCATTACGAAGCAAAACGAGGAAATCACATCATTGAATTTGTCGAAAACTATTGCCGACACAGTAAAGGCAAAATGGGCGGTCAGCTTGTAAGGCTTGAATTATGGGAAAAAGCGTGGCTTGCGGCGACTTTTGGCTTTGTGGACGATGACGGCATCCGGCAGTATAACTTATCTGTGCTGATTATCGGAAAAAAGAACGGCAAGTCTTTGCTTGCCTCTGCGATTGGCTTGTATATGCTTATCGGTGACGGTGAACCCGGTCCCGAAGTGTATGCAGTCGCCACAAAGCGTGACCAAGCCAAGATTATATGGCAGGAAGCGAAACGAATGGTTCGCAAGAGTGAAACTCTGCTAAAGCGAATTAAACCACTGCTAAATGAATTGAGTTCAGAAGATTACAACTGCGGAGTGTTTAAGCCGCTTGCTTCTGATTCAGATACACTCGACGGATTGAATGTGCATTGTTGCCTTATGGACGAACTCCACCAATGGAAAAACGGCAGACAGTTGTATGACATTATGGCAGACGGTACTATCGGGCGAGACCAACCGCTTATCCTTGTGACAACAACAGCCGGAAAAATCAGAGAGGACATCTACGATGAAATCTATGACGATGCTGTCCGCACCACAAACGGCTTGTTTGATGATGTAGGTTACAAAGACGAACACAGCCTTTACATCATCTACGAGCTTGACAAGCGTGAAGAATGGGAAAAGCCCGATTGCTGGGAAAAAGCTAATCCCGGACTTGGCACTATTAAAAATCGAAATGCCCTTGCAAGCAAGGTCAAGAAAGCGCAGGCGAATCCGTCGCTTGTACGCAACCTTGTATGCAAAGAATTTAACATAGCAGAAACATCAACCGAATCGTGGCTTAATTTTGAGGAGCTTAACAATGAAACCAAATTCGATGTGAAGGAACTCCGTCCGACCTACGGCATAGGCGGTGCAGACTTATCAAGCACAACCGACCTTACAGCGGCAAAGATGTTGTTTCGAGTGCCTGACAATGAAAACATTTATGTAATGTCTATGTACTGGATACCGGCTGACCTTGTGGAAAAGAAAGTTGCCGAAGATAAAATTCCTTACGATAAATGGATAGAACAGGGCTATATGAGGACTTGCCCCGGTAATAAGATTGACGCAAGTGTTGTTACGGCATGGTATCAAGAATTACAAGACGAATACGACATTTACTTATGGAAAGAGGGTTATGACGCTTGGTCGGCTCAGATGTGGGTTAATCAGATGATTGACGCTTTCGGTCCTACCGTTATGGAAGCGGTACATCAGGGCAAGAAAACACTGTCTGCCCCGATGAAAGCCCTTAAAGCAGACCTTGTAAAGAAAAGAATAATTTACAACAACAATCCAATTGATAAATGGTGTCTTGCAAACACCGCAATAGATGAGGACAGAAACGGTAATATACAGCCAATTAAGACATCAAAGTCAACAAGACGAATTGACGGTACTGCGGCATTACTCGACGCTTACACGATATATTTTGAATATGAAGACGAATATTTGAGCATTGTTTAGGAGGTGAGAGAATGGGAAAATTTAAGAACTTTTTAAATTCTGTTCGCAATGTCAGAAAGACAAAGAATTTTTCAAGGGTTGAACTTGTCACACAGAATAATTCAAATTTCTTTTTGTGGGGCAACAGGGCATATGATTCCGACACCGTCCGAGCTTGCGTTAATGCACAGGCTCTTAGATTCTCGAAGTTATCCATTAAACACATAAGAGAAACAATCGTTGACGGCAGAAAAGACCTCTTAATCAATCCCGAGCCTTATGTCAAATTTTTGCTTGAAGAACCCAACCCGTACACAACAATGGATATGCTCCTATATAGGACAAGCACACAGTTATCCTTATCGGGCAATGCTTTTTGGCTCATCATTAGAGACTCAAACGGCTTGCCTACGGAATTGTATTTTATACCGGCTAAATCAGCTACGGACTTGTACGACACTAACGGCAACCTTGTTTATGAATTTATCCTTGCAAACGGTAAGACCTACCGCTTCGCCTCCGAAGACGTCATACATTTGCGTGATGATTTTGCAGAGAACGATATATTTGGAAGTGGAAAATTTAAGGCTCTTGCTCCTTTACTTGAAATTGTTGAAACAACCGACAGTGGCATCATCAGCGCTATCCGAAATTCAAGCGTAATTAAATGGTTGCTGAAATATACTTCATCGTTGCGCCCTGAGGACTTGAAGAAGAACGCAAAAGCTTTTGCTGATAACTACCTTAACATCAGTAACAGCTCCGTGGGCGTTGCGGCAGTGGATGCAAAGGTTGACGCAAATCAGATAACCCCGAATGACTATGTTCCAAATGCTTTGCAAATGGATAGAACAAAAAACAGAATCCTTGAGCTTTTTAACACTAATGTGAAAATTATCACATCAACAGCGAACGAAGATGAAGAAAACGCTTATTTCGAGGCGGTGATTTCACCTAAAATTATTCAGCTTAAAAACGAGCTGACACGGAAACTATTCACTCGCCGTCAGCGTAGTTGTGGAAATTACATCGCAGTAGGTTCGTTCAATCTACAATCTGCAAGTCTTAAAACTAAGCTAAATTTTGCCGGAATGGTTGACCGTGGTGCAATGCTGCCGAATGAATGGCGAGAATCACTTGGTCTTGCTCCTGTTCCGGGCGGTGATACTCCACTCAGAAGATTAGATACAGTTGCAGTTGACGAAGGAGGTGAAAATGATGCCGAAAACAATTGACCTTAAAGGCCCTATCATTACGAATGATGATAAGTGGATTTACGACTGGTTTGGAGTAGCTTCCTGTTGCCCGGCCGACATTCGCTCACAGCTTGATGATGTGGCGGACGATGAGGGCGTACAGGTTGTTATTAATTCATCAGGTGGTGACATCTTTGCCGCCTCCGAAATTTACGATATGCTCGCCGAAAGCAAGGCTACAATCAAGGTTATTTTTGCCGCCTCAGCTGCTTCGTATATTGCTTGCGCTTGTAGTTCTGAAATTGTGCCGACAGGTATGCTTATGATTCATAATGTTTCAAGCTATGCCGCAGGCGATTACAATGACATGGCACACGAATCAGGCGTGTTGCTTAAAGCAAGTAAAGCCGTTGCAACAGCTTATCGACTTAAAACGGGTATGAGCGAGGATGAGCTTATTGGACTTATGGACAAGGAAACTTGGCTTACTGCTGATGAAGCAGTCGAAAAAGGTTTTATTGACAAGGTCGCAGAATATGCTGAAAAGCCAAAAGAGGTTAAACTTGCGGCAAGCCTTAACGGTCTTATCCCTGACACAATTATCAAACAGATGAGAAGTGAAAAAACACAGCTTACAGCAAAGCTTGAATTACTCAAACGAAAGGATGTTGAATCAGAATGAACAGACAGGAATATCTTGACAAAAGAAATGCACTCTATGATAAGGCTAAACAGCTTATCGCAGAGAACAAACTCGCTGAGGCGAAAGAGATTACACAGCAGATTGACAAGCTCGACAACGACTTTGAAAATTCTGCCGTAGACAAGGCAAACAAAAATGCGAAGGAGGGAATTAAAATGCCTGCACCATTCGAGAATCACAAGACAAACATCGACCTTACAGATGAGGACGAAAAGGTAACGGATATGTACGCAACACTTGAATACAGAAAAGCATTTGCTAACTATATTCAGAACGGTGTACCCGTGCCACAGAAGTTTATGAATGTGGCATCACAGACCACATCAAGCACTGCGGCGGCTATTGTGCCGACCACAATGTATCAGCGTTTAATCGTTGAACTTGAAAAAATCGGCGAAATTTACGCAAGAGTGTTCAAGACGGCTTATCCGACAGCACTCCTTATCCCCACACAGAACATCCGCCCGACAGCAAGCTGGGTAGATGAGGAAAAGGGTTCAGACCAGCAGCAGGTAACTACTGACAAGGTTGTCTTTGCCGGCTATAAGCTTGAATGCAAGGTTGCGTTCTCGCTCTTCATGACAAAGACTGCGCTTGACACTTTTGAATCACAGTTTATCGACCAGATTAAGAACGCAGTTGTTAAGGCTTGTGAAATGGCAATCGTTAAGGGTTCGGGTTCAGGTTCGCCAACCGGCATTCTTTCTTGCACTCCCCCTGAAGGCCAGACAATTGAAATTGCAAAGACCGGCAAGCTTACATATTCAACACTTTGCTCTGCCGAGGCGGCTCTTCCTGCTGCATACGATGACGCTGTATGGCTGATGACAAAGAAGTCATTCTTCGCGTTTATGGGTATCACAGACAGCAACGGTCAGCCTGTCGCTCGTATGTCCGAAGGACTTAACGGCAAGCCGTCACTCTCACTTTTCGGTCGTGCTGTTATCCCGACAGACGGCTATATGGATTCGTATGCTGACACGGTTTCAGCCGACACAACCTTTGCGATGATGTTCAATCTTAACGATTACATCTTCAACGAGGTAATGGGCTTAAGCGTCAAGAAGTACGAAGAGGACGACACCGATAACACAGTCCTTAAAGCCGTAATGCTTGCAGACGGTAAGGTCGTGGATACTCACAGCCTTGTAAAGCTCGTAAAAAAGAGCGCTTAAAAGAGGTTTGAATTATGGCAGTATCTAATGAAATTGAAGCCGTAAAGGTTTCGCTCCGTATCAATACGGTGCTGTTTGACGATGAAATATCTGCCCTCATTGATTCTGCCAAAAGTGACATGGCAGGTGCAGGAGTTGATGTCAACGACAAAAACTCAACTGCGCTTGTTATGCAAGCAATCAAATTCTATTGCCGTGCTTATTTTTCGGTGACAGCTGATAGCGAATGGGCACGGCATTACGAAGAATTGCGTGATGCAATGGCGGCGAGAGGAGTGCAAACAGAATGAATGCAGATACTCTTGTTAAACTTGTTGAAAAGTCAGGGCAAACAACCAATGACATCGGCGAAATTGTGTATCAGGAAAAGCTCCGAACAATTTATGCACAACGCAAATATGTTCGACAATCTGAATTTTTTCAGGCACAGGCGAACGGGTTGAAACCCGAATGTATGCTTGAAGTCAACTCGTTCGAGTACCACAACGAAGAATTTTGTTATCTCGAAAATAAGAGGTTTAAGATTTATCGTGCGTATGAGATTAAAGGCACAGAGCGTACAGAGCTGTACTTGACTGATGCGGTAGGTGAAAACAATGTCACTTCCTAAAGCAGTTAAAATTACAAAAAACGGTGTTGAGATAATCAGCAATGTTGACCGCATTCAGTACACGCTTAAAGAGCTTGAGAGAGCCGCTCTGCGTGATGTTGGCAAGTTGGTATGTAAACGGTCACGACAAAAAATAAAACGCAGGACGGGACGCTTAGCGAAAAACACACAGTATTGGGTACGCTCAAAGCAAAAAATTCCTGACTTGCAGGTAGGTTTTAAGCCGGGCGGATTTTACGGACTGTACCAAGAGATTGGCACGAATAAATACCCAAAAATCGGAGCATTAAGTGATGCCGCCGAAAGTAACATCAAAGACATCATAAAAATTGAACAACAGTACCTCAGTGCCGTAGGCACAGAAGAGGCAGAACGAAAAATCAGTGAGGGGGAATACAGCGGTGAATAGCATTAAAAATTTATTAAATGCGGTTTTGTCGCAGTATGTCCCCTCATTTTTTATGGTTGGTGACGGCTTCCCGAGGCTTGTTTACGAACTGAAACAGCTTTACACCGACGAGCCGTACAAGAAATATCTTGTTACGCTTAATCTGTACGATAGGTTCACCACCGAGAAAATCGACAATATTGTGGATGAAATCTATTCGGATATTGCGAGAGCAACCTATACACAGGGTAAACGGCATTACAAGTTTTACAACAACGGCGACAGGCAGTATGTCGCCGAATCGGACAAAACAATAAATAGAATAATGGCAACCCTTGAATTGAGGGTTTATGAAAGAGAGGACGATTGAAATGGCAACAGTTAAGCCACGAAAGATTAAACCGTACAGCGGTTACAGCAATAAGACGGCTGACCGTATGTTACTTGACGCAGGTGCGTTTTTTGTAAATTACGATCCTGCTACGGACACATATGCAAGCGCCAAAAAGGCAGGGAAGTGTCTTGGTGTAACAATCAAAGGCGGTGAATTTTCCGCAAAGCCGACACTCAGACGCCTTGAATTTGACGGCGTAAAAACAAGAACTAAAGGCGACACAGTAGTTGACGGTTGGGAAGTTTACATCAAGGCAACACTTGCTGAGATGACTACCCAGAACTTCATTTATGGCCTTGGAATTGCCGACAAAGGCACAGACGAAAAGGTCGTAGGCTACGATGTAATCACGGGTAGAGATGTTATTCTTGACGGTGACTACATTAAGAATATTACTTGGGTAGGCTGTCTCCTCGGAGAGGATAAGCCGTGCATTATTCAGGTGTTCAACGGCTTCAATGAGAACGGTCTTACACTTGCGATTGCCGACAAAGATAATGGCAAGGTTGAGGCTCAGTTCTACGGTAACCTTTCACCCGAAGTTTACGATTCAAAGGACGAAATCAAACCACCGTTTAAGATCTTCAGACCGACAGAAAAAACGGAAACAACGGAAACATCGGAGGCATAATTATGAGAAAATTAAGCATTAAAGACGCATTCACTCTTGCTCGCATTATCAAAAGAGCAGACATCAAAGAGGAAATTGCAGACTTTGCAAATCGTATTGCTATTAAAAATAACAGCAAAGATGAAACAGTCAACACCGAAGCGGTCGGTCTTGAATTTGTGATTACTCTGTTAACTTCTTTGGCAACCAAAGAAACAGAACAGGAATTCTATTCATTACTTGCCGACATCAGAGGCGACATTACTGCCGATGAGGTAAGTAAATTAAGTATTCCCGAAGTCCTTGACAATGTAAAGGCAATCATCAGGGAAAATGATATTAAGAATTTTTTTACCTCAGCCTTAGCCTTGAAGTAAGAACATATGGAATGCTCGTGCAGTATTGTTGCGGCAATACTGCCATACTACAAAGGCTGTCTTTTTCAGAGGCTAATGAGATAATCAAAAATGCGATTGATGACCGTGAGGACGAAATGCTCTACAAAGCATATATGCTCACGATGACAGGCAGATTTACAGGTGTGTCATATGTTGATTTTGTAAACAAGGTTAAAAATCAAATGCAGACAGGTGCGGAAGAAACCGTAAATGTCGAAACTGTCGAAAGCAAGATTGCAGATTATCTTAATAATTACAAATGGGAGGAGGTGTAGCTAATAATGGCTGTTGAAGTATTTAAGTTATTTGGTTCTATATTCGTAAATAACGATGAAGCAAACAAATCCATTGCAGAGACCGAGAAAAAAGGTAAAGGTGTTGCCGCAACCTTAGGTAACGGTATCAAAACCGCAGGCAAATGGGGAGCGGCAATGGTCGGAGGTGCGGCGGCAGGTGTCGGAGCATTATCGTCAGTTGCCGAAAATACCAGAGAATACCGCACCGAAATGGGTAAACTCGACACAGCTTTCACCACAAACAAATTTACAGCGGCAGATGCAAAACAGACTTACTCTGACTTGTATGCCGTAGTCGGTGACAGCGGACAGGCAACTGAGGCGGCTAATCATTTATCATTGCTTTGCGATTCCACAAAAGACCTGCAAAGTTGGACAGAGATTTGCACAGGTGTTTACGGTCAATTCGGTGATTCCTTGCCTATTGAGGGTTTGACAGAGGCGGCAAACGAAACCGCAAAAGTTGGACAGGTAACAGGTCCGCTTGCCGATGCTCTTAACTGGATGGGCGTGTCAGAAGATGAGTTCAACGAAAAACTTGCAAAATGCTCATCAGAACAAGAAAGACAGCAGTTAATCACATCCACCCTCACATCGCTATATTCTGATGCGTCGGCTCAATACAAGAAAACAAATGGCGATGTAATGGAATCTAACAGAGCTCATCAGCAGTTGTCTGACACTATGGCTCAGATTGGTGCTGTCGCCGAGCCTGTCCTTAACTCTCTTATCGGTCTTGGCGGTAAACTCCTCGAACAGCTCTCACCATTGATTGAGAGTGTGGCAAACAACCTTGCCCCTGTTTTAATCAACATTTGCGAAGAGGTAGCACCGATAATTGTGTCAATGCTCGAGCAGATAATGCCGTTAATTGAGGAGTTACTACCGTTTATTGCTCAGCTTATGGAGCAGTTAGCACCTATCATTGTTCAGATTGTTGAACAGCTGTTTCCACCTTTACTGCAAATTATACAGGACTTGTTACCGTATTTCATGCAGATAATTCAGGCTATAATGCCGTTATTCAGTACGCTTGTAGAACTCTTAATGCCTGTAATCGAGGTGTTCATTCAGCTTGCCGGTGTGTTGCTCAACGGCTTGTTGGCGGCACTTACTCCGATTATAGAGGATTTAGCTACATTTTTGAATGATTTGCTTACACCTCTTATCCCGATTATCAGTGAGTTGTGCGATACAATTGTCGGCATTCTACAGCCTGTCTTTGAGCAGCTATCGCCTGTTATATCACTGGTTTTTGACGCTCTTCGCCCGGTTCTTGACCTACTCGGTGAAATGCTTGAAACACTTATCCCTGCTCTTGTTCCGGTGATTGAATGGCTGGCACATATCTTTTCAGAGGTTTTAGGCGGTGCAATTAAAAGAGTCAAAAAAATTCTTGAACCGATTTCGGGGATTTTTAACGGAATTGTAGATTTCGTAAAAGGTGTTTTTTCGGGAAACTGGGAACAAGCGTGGAACGGTGTTGTTAACATTTTTAAGAACGTATTTAACCTTTTACCTGCATTCGTTGAGAATGTAATCAACGGCATTATTTGGATTATTAATAAATTGTTGGAGGGTGTAAACTGGGCAACATCAATGGTAGGCTGGGAAATAGATCCGATTCCGGAAGTAACCTTACCTCGTTTCCGTGCCGGCATTGATTATGTTCCACATGATAAGTTTGTCGCATATCTTGATGCCGGCGAGGCAGTTCTCACAGCTCAAGAGGCTGAAAAATACCGTCAGTCAAAGCGTGAAGGCAGAGGCTCAGTCTTTGAAAACGATTCCACTAATATCATCAACAACAACATCAGCATTAATATTCCTTCGGTTGCTATTAACAACGACATGGATATTGACAGCTTTGTTGCTGAAATGAGCAATCGGTTAGCTGACGAAATCACAAGGAGGCAGAAAGCATATGCATAACTTTTATTTCGGGGGTAAATGGCTATCATATTTCGGCGGTCGTATTACACAAGCGCCACAGCACGAAATCCCCGTCAGAGATGTTTCAACGGTTGAAATCCCGTGTAGAGACGGTGATGCCTTGCTTGATAACGGGCGGTGGAAGAATGTTGAATTTGAGCGTGAAATTTCCTTTTTGCCGTACCTGTCCGAATTGTCAGCCAAACATCTTGCGAGGGCTGTTATCGAATGGCTAACTTTACATCGAGGCTACCAAAAGTACAAGGATACTTATAACCCCGGATATTTCACCGAGGCTTACATATCAAATACTGATGACATTGTTCGTGAACTCCCAACATTACTTACAACAAAAATCAAATTCAACCGTAAGCCGTGGTGGTATTCAGAGCTTGGACAGCGGACTATTGATTTTGAGGTCAATAAACCGATTGTTTTACATAACCCCGAAAAGTACGAATCTTTGCCGACGATTGTTGTAACTAACACAAACGTTAGTGGTAATAACACTACGGCCATTGCTAAAGTTAGCATAAACGGCGAATCACTTGATTTGAAGTGCACAGGTGGTTATGACTACGCCGTGCTTGACGGCGAAACTATGCAGTATATAGCGTACAAATCAGACGGTACAACTAAGTTTGTTGACGATACTATTCCCCCTAAATTAAAAGTTGGAGACAATCAAATGGTTGTAACGACATATAAAAACGCACTATTGTCAATAAAACCGAACTGGAGGCGATTGTAAAAATGTTCCCTTTGTTGTATAAATCGAATTTTAAAACAATCGGCCCAAGTAGATTTAATTTGCTCGGACGGATTACGGAAATAATCAGCGGTAAAGTTACCGAGGAACGAAACGGCGATTATTTGCTCGAAATGGAGTTATCGACAACGGACAGATGTGCCGATTTGCTCGACACGCAGTATTTCATTAAGGCAAAACCGAACCCAACCGATGAACCGCAGTATTTTGAGATTTACGATTTGCAGTACAAAGACAAGAAATCAATCACGGTTAAAGCGAAGCACATCAAGCATAATTTGTATAACAACTTTTTGTTTGAAACTTCCAACCAAACTGATGTAGTGCACACTCCAAAGGAATGGTGGGATATACTTTGCACAGGTCGTGATTTTGAGGGTGATTCGCTGTTCCCGCTGGCAACCCTGTGGGAGCATTATTTCAAATTCGTATCAGATATTACCACAAAATCATCTATGACACTTGGATTCTGTACGCCCTGTACTCTTGGTGATTTTTTGGGCGGTGCAGATGGTTCGCTTGTTGATGTTTTTGGCGGTGAATATAAATACGACAATTTTAATGTATCGTTGTTAAAAAGCCGTGGGGCGGTTACAAACTGCCATTTGCGCTGGGGCAGTAACATCAGCAGTCTTACGCAAACGCTTAATTCAGACGATATCTGTTCCCATGTTGCAGCTTATGCCACTTGCCACGACACATACAATGACAAGAACGTCATCCTCTGCTCACAACCGCAAGAACTCAAAACCCATAAATCTAAGCTCATTAAAGTGAAAACGGTTGATGTTTCAGATGGCGGTTCGGTCTACATCGGCGACGAAACAGGTTACTGGGATTTCAACGCTCACACAGGCGAAAACAAGGACTTTTTAATCCAAAAGCTAAATATTCAAGCACAGGTTTTAAGAGGAAAGCTTGTAAGCACAAACGGAGCGCCTACGCTCAACGTAAAGGTTGACTATCCGCCTACACTTAATGAAATGCTTGGACTGCATTTATGCGATAGTGTTTATGTCGATACCGAAAACGATAGCTTGCAAGCGAAAATAATTAAAACAGACTATGATTTCGTACTCGAACGGTGGAACAGTCTCGAACTCGGCACAGCGAAGTCAAAGTTATCTGATTATATAGTTAAATGAGGTGAAAAAATTTGAACATTAATCATACAAAAATGACACTCGAAATCAACAGCTGTAAGAACTACGAAATCTTAGAGGTCAGACAGGGCGACAAAGGCTCACGCATTATTGATTTTGCGTTCACCGTCAACGGTGAAACTGTTGACCTTGCCTCTACGATGTCAGCGAAAGTCAATGCTACGGTTGACGATGTAATCGTTGCGGACAGCGTTCCCGCTGTCGTTGACACCGAAAATAATGTGGCCACAGTTACGCTCACAGACACAATGCTTGCATTATCAGGCATTTGTAAAATGGACATTGTGCTTATGGAAGGCGACGAAATCATAACTGCTGAAACCGTTTGTTTCCGTGTGGGCAAAAGCGTAATCAATGACGATAGCAAAGCCTTCCCGGGAGCAAGCTCTATTGTGGAAATCACAAAAGAAGTCGAAAAAGCAAGAGGAAGTCAGAGTTCGCTCGGAGCAAGGCTTGACGGGATTGATTCGTCTGTGTCTAATAAAGCTGATAAAAGCACGGTCAGTCAGTTATCAGCACGAATGCAGACGGCAGAGAAAGCTCTTACAGACAAAGCTAATGCAACAGATGTAGCCAATGCTCTTAAAAGCAAAGAGGATAATTCAAACAAAGTAAGTTCCAAAACGGACATTACAGACAGCAGTACTAATTATCCGAGCATTAAATATCTTGACGATTTTTATTACGATGCGAGTGAAAGCTACTCATCAGAAGAAACGGATAAGCTTCTCGGGAACAAAGCCGACAGCAGTTCTGTGTATTCAAAGGTTGAAGCCGATGATTTGCTCGGAAACAAAGCTGACAAGGTAGATGTTGACGATGTTAAGGCATATATCGGATACACAGACGGCGATATTCTCGGCTTGCAGGTTGATTTTGAGAACAAAATATTCAAACAGCTCGCAGGTGCAGTCGGACTGTCGCAAGGTTCAGACTTTAATAAATTCACAATGTATGGCGGCAGAAGAAGATGTAACGTGTTGGATGACGGAACAATCACGGCATACTACGGTGACAAAAATTATGCCGAGGACGGCTCCAACGGTCAGGTTATGGTTTTTCAGCCGAAATTCTATTATAAAGTTGTTCCACTCAAATTAGAAAAAAACACCGATTCAGGCATCGGCTATCATATACGCAGGGCGAACTACTATGTGAGTTCAAAGCCAAAAGCAGGTTTTAAGTTGCACCCTGCATTTTATGATGCAAACGGTAACGAGATTGACTACATCCTGTATTCAGCATATGAGGGCAGTATGTACGATGTTTCAGCCGCTGAATATGTAAATGACGGTACAAACACCGACACCGCAATTGAAACCGGTGACCTGCTATGCTCAGTTGCAGGAAAGAAACCGATTTCCGGACTGAAAAAGAATTTAACAAAAGCAAACCTCGAACTGATGGCACAGAACAGGGGTGCTGGATGGCACCTCGAAACAATCGAGGCAATAAGTGCAAATCAGCTTTTTGCGATGATTGAACTTGCAATGATGAACTCGCAGACAGGCAACGGACTTGGTGTTGTGAATATCCCAAATAATTTATCATACAACTGTTCCAGCCTTACAGGCTCAACCGCTGAGCTTGGTAACGGCACAGGTCAAGCTGTAGAAACTGTCAACGAAATAGGCGGTATGGAAACAACCTACAATGTAAACGGAAAGGTTTCTGTTTCCTACCGAGGAATGGAAAATCCCTGGGGTAACATTTGGAAACACGTTCAGGGTGTAAATATTTGGGGTGACGGCTCGATGTGTGGTGGTCAACCTTATGTTGCTGACGATTTTAATTTTTTAGAAAGTAAAAAGACTGATAATTATAAACCGGTGGGGTTTACACTCCCAAATGAAAGCGGCTATATTTCTGCTTTAGGTTATGGCGGTGAGAATTATGATTGGTTGCTGATGCCTTCAGAAATTGGTGGAACAAATGCTTTACCTGTGGGCGATCACTTCCAGGCTTCACCAAATTTGAACGGTTACCGTATTGCTCGATTGGGCGGTTATTGGTGTAATGCCAGTCAGGCGGGCGTTTTTAATTGGCGTTGTGCTGACAATGCCGGTTACCGTGGTGTGGTTACCGGTGGTCGCTTGGTGTATGTTCCGACTGCTAAATCCGGCAGCACACCAACCAAGTCTTACTCTGCGTCAGAGGTTGATTCACTTCTTGCGAATAAATACGATTCGTCAAATATTGAAAGCGGAACATCAAAGCTTACGCCTTATTCAACTATTACCGATAAAATCAAAAGTGCAAACTGTACATATAAGACGATTGGTGACATCGTAATCGTCAGTGCAACGGTCAAAATGAACGCAGTATCTCTTAGCGGCAACAACATGTGTCCGCTGATTGATTTGCCGTACAAATGTATTTCCGAGGACAATGTTTTTTGTGTCGGTATTTCAAACCTTGGCAAGCTCTTTAAATTTGCCATTCCGAAAAATAACACTTGGCTACAGTTTTCGACTCAGGATAAGACGGCTTACACATTTGCAGACGGCGAGCAAATTAATGTGATTTGCTTGTACAAAATTAAATAACGGAGGTAAAAATAATGGAACTTAAAGAAAAAATCACACTCGATATGCTCACAAAGGACAGCGTTTCGGTACTCAGACAGCAGTTTTTGACCTTTAACGGTGAAGAAATGCAGGTCGGCGGAAACATCCGCAACGCATACATGAACAGCAAATCGGGCAGAGAACAGCTTAAAACGGTGCTGTCGGATGAATACTATAACGCTGTCATGGCGGTGTGGGGCGACAATCCAACCGTTGATGAGCCGACAGAAAGCGAGGTGTAAACAATGAAAGAAAACATTTTACAGGCCTTATTCGCCACTGTGTGCGGAGCAATTGTCGCATATCTTAACATCTTGCTTGTGCCGTTTGCGGTGATGATTGCGGTAATGATTATCGACTATATCACAGGAATGGCACAGGCATACATCAGCCACACGCTTAACAGCCGTGTCGGTGTAACAGGCATTATCAAAAAGGTAGGCTATATCGTAGCCGTAGCGGTCGGTATTGTTGCTGACTATCTTATCAGTTCGGCACTTGTCAACTGCGGAATCGACCTGCGGATTAACTACTGCATCGGCATGATTGTTACGATTTGGTTTATCATCAACGAGTTGATTTCAATTTTAGAAAACCTCTCGGAAATCGGTATTCCATTGCCGAAATTTTTGGTATCAATCGTTAAAAGACTGAAAACCACAGTCGAAGTAAAAACAGATGAAAGCGAGGAATAACATGAGTAATTCAAAACTTGTTAATTACACAAAATTAAGTCCAAACCACAGCGGTAAACGCACACACAGTATTGACCGCATTACTCCACACTGTGTTGTAGGGCAGTGTTCAGTCGAAACCCTCGGTAATATCTTTATGAACACGAAAAATGAGGCAAGCTGTAATTACGGAATCGGCTATGACGGCAGAGTGTTGCTCTGTGTCGATGAGGGCAATCGCTCTTGGTGTTCATCAAGCAATGCCAATGACCAGAGGGCGGTAACAATCGAATGTGCAAGCGACACAACCGCACCGTACACGATGAATAGTAAAGTATACAACAAACTTGTTGACTTGTGTGTGGATATTTGCAAGCGTAACGGCAAGACTAAACTGCTTTGGTTTGGCAATGAGGACAAGACTTTAAACTATTCGCCAAAATCAGGCGAAATGGTCTTGACTGTACATAGGTGGTTTGCCAATAAGTCCTGTCCGGGCGATTGGCTCTATAACAGGCTCGGCAATCTTGCAGACGAAGTAACCGCACAGCTCGGCGGTAAAACATCAAATAAGGAGAATGAGGAAATGATTAAATACGGCGCACACAATACAGCAACACTCGCATTCAAAAAGCAGTTGATTACACTCTACAATATGGGTATCATCAAGACGAAAGTCGATAATTCAAACGGTTTCGGTGACGGCACTTTGAAAGCTGTAAAAGAGGCACAGAGAGCAGGTAAGGTCACAGTTGATGGCATTGTCGGCGAGAAGACAATCAATGCTATCTATCATCTCATCAATGATTGCAACTGGGTCAAAGACAAGAAAATTGCAAATGCTAAAAAAGCACTCGGCTGATGTTAAATATTTCGCACCGTTGCAATTTTTATGTGGCGGTGCGGATGCCATAAATAAAGAAATGGGGTGACGAAAATGGTAAATTTATATCAAGGTGATTGTCTTGAATTAATGAAAAACATTCCCGATAACAGCGTTGACTTGTTACTGACAGATCCACCATACGGGATTGATTTTCAATCAAAATATCATAATGATAAAACAAAAAAAAAGCCTAAAATTTTAAATGATAAAAAGCCATTTACAGATTTTATCCCATTGATAAAGTCAAAAATTGCAAAAACAGGAGGCATACTGTGTTTTACCCGTTGGGATGTTCAGCAGATTTTCATTGATGAGTTTATTCGTAACGGTTTAAAGCCGAAAAATGTTCTTATTTGGGACAAGAAAAGTCACAGTATGGGCGATTTGAAAAAGGCATTTGGCGGCAGATACGAGAGCATTATTTGGATACCGAATGACGATTTTAAATTCAAAAACGGACGACCACAGGATTTAATTTCTGTTCCAAGAGTACCGCCGTGTAAGTTAATTCACCCGAATGAGAAACCTGTTGAGCTCCTTGAATTTTTGATTAAAAAAACTACTTCACAAAACGCAACCGTCCTTGATTGCTTCATGGGTTCAGGTTCAACGGGAATTGCCAGCATAAATACAAAACGCAATTTTATCGGTGTTGAGCTTGACGAAAAGTATTACAAAATTGCTGAGGAAAGAATAAATTCAGCAACTAAATAAATAAACTACATAACAAAAATGACAGACACATAATTGCAAAAAATCCCCCTCATCCGCTGTAAAAAGTGGGTGAGGGGAATTTGTTATTATTTATTATTTTCCTCTGTTGCAATCCTTTCAAGCTCACGGATACAGTTTGCAAATTAAAGGTGAGGTGAATATCACAACTTTTTCTGCCTTGCATTTGCCTAACATTTTTAACCGTTTTTCTTGTATTTTAGCGTATTTTAGCAGATAAAAAGCAAAAAAATAACCGCACTAAAAAGCTTAAAAATGGCTTTCTAATGCGGTTTTTTCTATGGTCGAGGTGACAGGACTTGAACCTGCGGCATCTTGGTCCCAAACCAAGCACTCTACCAAACTGAGCTACACCTCGAAATGTTGTTTGTTGTTTAATAACAACAGCTTGATTATTATATACCATATTTTCGGATTTGTCAACATAATTTTCGCTTTTTATTAAAAATTAATTCAAATATTTTGAAAATCACCATAAAACAGACCGAAAATGTGGTACAAAACAGCCGTCCCTACATAAGAAACGGCTGTTGGTGCAGGTAACCCTGACAAGTGGCTTATTTATCGGCTTTTTATGGTGTGACAGTAAAGTTGACAGTGCATTTTCGGACAGTCATACTATTGCAATGTTATTGCTCTTCATATAGCTGTCAGCTACAGCAAGATTTTCCATACTGTATTTTTGGAAAACATCACAGTATGTATCAAGCGTAATTCTTATATCAGTATGACCGAGAAGATTTTGCAGTACCTTTGCAGGCATACCTGATTCAATACATCTTGTTGCATATGTGTGACGAAGTGAATGTAAATCAACCTTTCCGTAAACACTCTTATCAAGTATATCATACTTTTTCAGCGTGTTTGCGTATTGATAATTTACCTGATTAGTTGTGACAAGTTTATCCACACTTGAAGCAAATATAAGACCGTCTTTTTTATCTCCGATACACTGTTTTAAAAAATCAGCCATATCATCATTAAAATAGATTGTACGCATACCTGCTTTAGTCTTTGTGGAATTACTTATATATGTTTTACCGTTAAGACCTCTGCTGACAGTTTTACAAACTCTAATTGTACGGTCATTAAAGTTTATATCTCCTACCTCTAAGGCGTTAATTTCGCCCATACGCATGCCTGTAAACATTGACAAAAGCATTTGTTCCGAATAGCGTATATCCTCGCTTTTGAGAACATCTATCAGCTTTTTCTGTTCATCAACAGTCAATGCTCTTACTTTTACAAGCTCCTGCTTTGACTTTGGCTTTCTGATGTTCAGCATAATGTTTTCTGTAACAATTTTCTTCCTTACAGCTTCATTGAAAACTGACTTTAAAAGCTGATATGCTTTATCCAAGTATGACTGCGAATAAGAGATTTTAGAAATGAAAAAATGCTTTATTACATCTTCCGTAATCTCACGCATTGCTAAATCATAAATAGGACTCATTGACTTTAAGGTTTCATTCTTGCGGTCATATGAAGTTTGCTTAATCTCATTAAGAGAGAATTGTTCTTCAATCATCTTTTCGGCAAGCTCATAGACAGTTGTGTTATCGGGTTCGTCAAAAAATCCTGCTTTTGCCTGAATACGATATTCAAGCAACTTATTCTTAACAATGCGTTCGGTTTTACCGTAAGCCGTCTTGCGTTTTTTCTCACCGTTAATTTCAAGCGTTATCTGACCTGCAAAGCATTTTCTGCTTTTAACATAGTATACAGAACCGTCACCGTAATCAAGTTTATTACATTTAGACTTAGGTTTTGTGCTTTTTGTGTTAATAAAAACCATTCCTTTCCAAACCGTAAAGCACAAAAGATTTTTACTATATCAGTATTGTATAGCCTTAAATCTTTTGTGTCAATACGGTTGCTTAAATATTATGTAAATGCTTTAAATGCTCATACCCTTCTTTTCTGCGACCAGTTAAGAAAAGCATTTAGCTCAACTTTAAGATTTTTACCTACCCGTATTAAAGGGAAATCTGCTCTCAACATAATATTGCGTGCAGTAGGCAAGGAACAACCAAGTGCTTCGGCAACCTCTTTAGTACCGATGAATTTAATCTCTACACTCATATTAAGTCCTCCTTTTCATCAGGAAGGCTTTCTACAAGCTCAAGAAACTCCTTACAAGAAGTGCGTCTGCCGTCCTTATCTCTGGTGGGATTATAATGTTGACTATGCAATGAATATCCACATCTTGCAAGTACATATCTCAAATCCTCAAAACTAAA